ATCATGCTCAGAGAAACTTTAAGGGTGGTGCAACCTGTTGGGAATGGCCGGTTGCCCGCCTAGTGAAGGTGGCTAAGAGGTCTCAGTCGTAGGTGCTGAACAGAAAAACTTTAATTGTTTGTCCATCGTCTTGAAGGCTCACTTGAACATTTGAACATTCGTAACGCACAAACTCTCGCCCTTCGTCAGTGATAACTTCAACACGAGTTACGTCTGGGTAGTTTTTCAAGAAATCGCCGTTTGGCATCTGAATGTCTTCAGGCATACTATTGGTAATGACTACTGATCAGTGACTCCCCAACCCGGTGAATACCGAGCCAGGGAGACTTTCGAGTAGGACTTATGGCTCTAGCGCGGTAACACGAGCCTTCAGAGATTCGATCTCAGCCAACGCTTCCTGCAATGCAGCGGTCAGCAACGGTACCAGCTTGGATTGGTCGATGCCTTGGTAGACGGGCTTGCCGTCAGCATCTACTTCATCCTTGATGCCATCAGCGCACTCAGGAACAACAGCCTGTGCTTCGTGAGCAAGGAAGCCGTCTAAGATCTTGCTGGGATCAGCAATAAAGTTGAACTGGCTGGGCTTTAGTTGCTTAATGCGATCAGCAGCACCGGCCAGCGGGACAACGTTTTCCTTTAGACGATAATCTGATGATGTGAGATAGGAGGTTGCTGAACCATTTACCTGTATTCGTCCAACTTGACCATTGCCATTTTCAAGAGAAATAATGTTTACAGCACTTGTGCCAAGGTTGTAGCAAGTAAGTGCGGCTTGTCCGCCGTTAGCCGTATTGATGACAACACGCCCATTAGAGCTAGCGCCACCGGGGTCTGAATTAGTTGTCCCTACAAGCATATTGCCCGATGATGTAATCCTCATCCGCTCCGTCGGAGAAGACGCCCCATCCGCCGTAGTGGAGAACACTAGCCTCCCCGGCATGTCGTTAGCGCCAGGGGTGCCGTCTACTTGGCAGACAATCTTTGCGGCCTTTGTGCGCATATCTGTGCCATCGCCACCAGCGAAACAAATAGCGCCAAGACTATCCCCATTTTGAACAATCGTTGGAGTGCCACCAATGGTGCTATTTCTGTGGCGGCCTAAAGAAAGAGTTCCGCTACGATTGGCATCTGCTGTTCCAGCGCTAATGATGCTTATAATGGCATCACTATTTGTTCCTTCTATTTGAATTTTGCCTTGCGGACCATTACCTGCATGATCTTCAACAATTCTGGAAGTAGACGTGCCAACTAACAGGCGTCCCGAGCTGTCGATGCGGGCTTTTTCTGCGTCACTTGTCCCCCTGAAAGCAATAACTCCGCTTTTTCCATTAGCAATACGTAAATCGCCATCCGTGGTATGCCAAAGGTATGCGTAATCGCCACCATTGCCGTCACCATTTGCGTCGCCGTCCAGAACAAGCTGTGCTCCGCCTGCATCAGTTGAGCCAAGAAGAATAGTTTGTTGGCCTGTACCACTAACGTGCAACGGTGTAGCGGGACTCGTCGTACCAATCCCGACGCGGCCTGAGGAGTCAATAATCATGCGGGTGGCACCGCCATTTGTACCAAAAGTAAGCGCATTTGTACCGTGGTTGTAGTCAATATAACCTGAATACCTGTCAGATCCACTTGTGCCATCTGCAAAGGCAATCATAGCCTGAGCGGATGTACCAGTTTTTATAGTAATTCCATCTTGCACCGCTGAACCTGTATCAACAACTAGCTTGTTTGCGTAAAAACTACCTGGGCTACTATTCCCCAGACCTAAGCGACCAGAGCTGTCGATGCGGAGGCGTTCGGCTACATCATTATCGTTAATTGTGAAGTTGCCAGAAGTATCAGATTTAATTCGATGGTATGCAGTTGCGCCAAGTCTGATGTCTTGATCACCCCGAATGTCTAATGTTGCATCAGGACCCGTCGTACCAATTCCGACGCGGTTATTAACAGCATCAACAAAGAAGGTATTGGTATCAACAGTGAGGTTACCGTTTGCGCTGATACGCATCCGCTCGGTGGGCGATTGTGCGCCGTCGGCGGTGGTGGAGAAGACTAGGCGCCCAGGCATGTCGTCGGTGCCGGGGGTGCCGTCTACAAGGCAATCAATCCACGCCCCGACAAGAAAATCCGCGCCGTCATTGCCTTGGAAAGCAATTAGACCCAGCCTATCTCCATCTTGAACAATTGTATTTGAGCCAACAGTTGTACCGCGACTTCTATTTATGACAATATGAGGACCCTCTCCGGCTGTATTGCTATTTGAAGTAAACGATGCGCCACTTTCTCGATAACCTGTACCTTCTACTTGAAGGCGCATGTGCTGGCCAGCGAGGTTGAAATTATTACCGCGACTCGTAGACGTACCAACTAACAACCTGCCGGAGCTGTCGATGCGGGCTTTTTCGCTGCTGGAGTTACCAAAAATAACTGCACGGCCACTTTGGTTGCCGTCACCATTACACATAAGGTATAGGTGATATTTTGATTCGATTCGTGCGTTGTCATCGTTTGCTCCGCCAGCCAGTCGAATCGTTGGATTAGCGCCACTGCCACCAATAATTGTCAACGGTGCCGTGGGACTCGTAGTGCCAATCCCTACCGCACCTGTCGATGTAATTGCTACTTGATCTGTTGAAGCAGTGCCGAATACAAGTTTGCGGGTATTTTGATCGTATTGAACAAAGCCGTCATACTCACCGGCGCCGCTGGTGGCATCACTAAAGGCAATCGTTCCCAGAGATGCAGTGCCAGATCTGATTGTTATTCCCGAATTGCCACTGTCATTAACAACAAAATTATCGGCGGCTGTATAAGCAGGAAATGCACTAGTCCCCAGACCTAAGCGGCCTGAGGAGTCCAGGCGCATATACTCGCTTCCATTATGGTTGCGGAATGAAGTAAATCCAGACGCGCCGTGTGTTATGTAGTTGTCTTCGTTGACACCATTCCGAAAGATAGTTTGAAAACCAACTCCTCCCATTGCAACAGAGAAGAGCGTATCAGCTTGAATCTGTGCGTCGCTAATGAGCAGTCGCCGAGAGCCATTAGTCGAGATGGCTACTTGGTCTGCGCCGGGGGAATAAATGCCGGTGTTTGCGTCGCCGGTAAACGTCAGCGAAGGGGTACCTTGCGCACCAAGCGGAACACTGAAACGCTCGCTGCTGGTCCATGCGTCAGTCGCGTTGACCCAGTTGATCGTTTTATCGGTGGCGCCCTTCAGCGTGATGCCGCCGCCGTCAGCAGTGGAGTCGGTGGGCGTGCCAACGGCGCCCATCTCGATGTTCTTGTCCTCGACAACCAGCGTGGTGGTGTCGATCGTGGTGGTCGTGCCGTTGACCGTCAGGTTGCCGGTGATGACAACGTTGTTATCAAAAGTGGCGACGCCGGTGACATCAAGCGTGCCAGGGACATCGATGTTGCTGGTCCACTCGGTGGCCGTACCAGCAGCGTTGGTTTGAAGCAGTTGGCGTGCGGTGCCCTCGGTAATATCGCCGGGGACGATCTCGCCGGTCTGGATTTCAATCCAGCCGCTGCCGTCGTAGAAATAGAGATGATCGTCGTCGCTATCTAACCACCACGCGCCACGGCTTGGACTTGATGGTGCGGTCGATGCAATAACAACGCCGCCCAGGCGCCAGATGTTGCCGGCGCTGTCCTCGCACTGAAGGAATGGGCCGGAAGAGTGATAGTTAAGGGCAAGCTCGCCGACTGCAAGCTGCGCCGCGGTGGCCTCCTTGTCCTGAACAGAGCTGTTCTTGAGAACGAGTTGTACGGACATGGCTATCTAGCCGGAGGACACCCCTATACAGAGGTGTCCAGAGTCTAGCGATCAGTACTTGATCACAGCAAGTAATGCGACGTTAGTCGGGCGAGTTTCTGCATCACCGCCGCCGCTAATCGTGACGGTGTGCGAGTGGTTGCCCGCGCTGCTGGTGCCGGTTGAGCCAGCGCCTTGGTTAGTTACGGCATCGCCCGGATCGCGGTTGGCGTTGTTTTCGCCAGTGCGGTCGTACGAGTGATTGTGGTTGCCGGTCGTATTGGTACTGCCGGTAAAGGCGGTGTTCGGTGCGGCGGTTGCATCGTCCTGATCAGAACCACGGACGCGGCCCGTATCAAGTGCCGAAGTTGCACCATCCCCATTAGCGCCGGAGTTCCAGCTACGAATGAATTGACCGCGCAGGTCGGGCAAAATGCCCGCGCCGCCGTAGGTCGTGCCAAGTGCAGCGAACAGGGCGGCAAAATTGGCGGTGACGCCTTGAACTGTGCCGTTACCGTTCGGGACTGTGTCGCCGTTGGCAATCAGCCAGCCATCAGGTGCGGTCGATCCCGCAACGTGAAGCACCGTACCAACTGGAACCAAGCGGTTGGTGATTGCATTGACGATCTCAGTGTTGAGGTCGGTCAGTGCAGACGACAGTCCGAAAGGCGAAACTGCCAGCGAGTTGGATGCCAGTGCTTGAGTTTCAGCTTGGGTTGCCAGCTCGACGATGCCTTGGGTGGTTTCGCTGGCTTCAGGCAGCTCAGGAAGTACGCCGCCAAAGCCGCCATCCCAAGTGGGATTTCCGCTAACCGTGCCATTGACAATCAGCTCGGTGTTGACGGTGTGGTTGTTAACGCTGAGAGAGTCGTAGAAGGTCGGGAACTCGATCTCGTCGGTGGGCTGCGAGCCACCAAGAGAGTCAAAGCTTGAGGTTTCACCGGTGCTGAGGTCTTGGATGCCTTGGGGCGTAACCAAGAAGCCTTCTTCGTTGAAACCGCTGCCGTAAACGCGGCCTGCGTCTTGGTTGGTGAAGTAGTAGGTGAACTTGTTCGCCGTACCAAGGTCACGCTGGTACTTAGGCAGTGACTTGGAGTAGTTGAGGTAGCCGGCCCACTCATAGGCGTGGCCGAACAGGCGAATGTTTGACGGGCGGCGGAATTCAATCGACCAGTTGGCCCAGGCATTGGCTGCGCCGCTTGGGTTGCCGATGCTGTCCAGTGCGCTGCTGGGATTGCGGTCCCGGTTTGCCGTGGCCTTGGGCAGCAAAATCGTGTGAGCGTTGGCAGCGCTAAAGCCGAGGCTGGTCAGCAGGGAGTGCAGACCTTTGTAATCCGTGCCGGAGCGGTATTGAGCGCGGACCCGAGCATCTGTCGACCAGACGGTGCTAAGGGTGTAGCCGAGAGTGGTCGAATCAACAGAGCCGTCGGTGTCGTTGTCAAAGTAGATCGTCGGCTGCGTGTTCTTGAAGTAGTCCTCAGCGTTATACGCCTCTTCCATGTGGACATAGGCTTCGCTCCACTTGGAAACGTCAAACGTGGAGTCGCTGTTTTCAAGAATGCAGCTGTAGTGCTTGTTGTTATTGCGGACAACATCACCAGCGCGGTAATAGGTGTCGGCAGTCCAAGTGTTGGTGGGATTGAGGCGGCGAAGCTCCACCAGAGCGTTATTGCCGGCCGCGTCGGTAACTGCAGCAGACGTGCCAACGCCGATCAGGGCGTCGTTACCGATCAGAGCGTCAATATGGCCCGCTCCAGTGTTGGTCTGCAGGATGTAGTCCCGCAGCGGAGTGCGTGCAGCAGCACTGGTGTTGGCACCAAGCAGGGCGAAGCGACGCTCGGAGGTGGTCCGGGTGTCCTGCAGGCGGCGGATGTAAACGTTGGCGCCAGCCAGATCGGGATAATCAATTCCCGTGTCTTGGTTTTGGCTATCCAGAACATTGTCGCCAGGTGCCGTGCCGTCCTCATTAACAAAGGCAGCTTTGACAATGATTTGATTGGGGTTGCTGGATGACCAAGCGGTTGCAGCCAGTTGAGCCCGGTAATCGTTGGAACGGCTGTTCTCAATCCAGAGGTAGGAATCCTCGAACAGGCTGTAGCTCAGGCGCTCCAGTACCCGAGGATTTTCGGCGTCGTAGGTGCCGGCCTCAAGGTCGAGGTTGAGGGTGATTGTCGTGGCGGTGTTGCTGGTGCTGCTGGCAACCGTGCCCAGGACAATCTTTTTAATGTTGCCTGTCTTTTCGCTGAGGTCAGTGGCAACCCGCAGGCGATTGACGGTCCAATCGGAGTCGGCAGTAAAGGCCGCAGTTTTGTAGCCCTCGGCGAGAGCTGCGCAACCGCCGAAGTTGGAGTTGCTGTTGGTGACGGTCAGTTCGCCGCCGCTTTCCACCCAGTGGTGAATGCCTTGGCCAATCGCAAAAACGCTGACCTCTTGGATGATCGCGTCATTGACGGCGCGGATGTGGAATGAACGCCAGGTCGGCTTCATCCGCACGTTGTCGGGATCTTGGGCGATGTAATCGTCGTAGTCGTCAACTGCAGTCCAGCTGCCGCTGTCGTACTTTTCCCATGCGTCCATGTCCTTTTGAAGGGACACGCCGGTGTACTGCGCCACCACCATGGACTTGAAGCCCTGGGCTGCAGCACCGTTGGCAAAAATGCCGCACAGGCCGTAGGTGGAGCGGATCGAGCAGTTGTAGATGTAAGGGCTGGCGCTGCCGACCGTGTCAACAGACGCTGCTGCAGTTGCAGGCTGAGGGCCGGTGATCTGATACTCAGCTTCGCGGCTGTCCGTATTGACTTCGCTAAGACCGCCGAGCGTGCCAAGGCGGTCGTAAACCTTGGCGTAGAAGGCGTCGAGCTGGGTCTCGCTGGTGAACTGGAAGCAGTCCAGCAGGTGGTGGCTGGTGGTGGAGCCAGCTTTGTCCTGGAACGTGTAGCCGAAGTAGTAGCCGCCGCCGGTGACACGGAAAATCGTGCCACGGTTGCTGTAGTTGGCAGCCTCGTCGGTGGGAGACGGAACGTAATCAGGACGGATCAGCGTCTTACGCAGATCGGCACTAATCAAAGATGCGCCGCGAGGCAGGATCAGACCGCCGGCAGTGTTGTCGTTGTACTGCTGGAGCTGGGCTGCGGTAGGAACAAAGCCGTCACTCCAAGGGTCAGGAGTTGCCGTGCCAAGGCCGTTGTAAACGGTGTGGATGCCAGGGGCCAGAACGATCGAAACCAGATCGTCGCCAGCAGTGGGATCTAGGAAGCTGCGGCTAGTAATGATTGCCGCTTCAATGACGGCACGGTTAATGGTTTTGAAAGGACGAGCTTCGGTATATCCACACTCCAGACGCTGCAGGCTGATGCGACGCAGCTTCTGACTTTGAGTTCCGTCGTCAGTGCTGGAATAGTCGCCGGAAACAAAAGTATCGTTACCGATCTGCGGGTTTACATAAAGAACATATTGCGCACTCAGCGGATCATTAACAACAGTCGAACCACTTGTAATTTCCGCGTTGCCGCCCAGCTGACGAATTGCATCGGTCAGCGCGTCGAGCTGAGCCCGAAAGCCCGATTGCGGGACATCAATGTGTCCTGAGGAGCCGGTTTGACCGGCACGAGTGATTTTGGTCACAGGATCACAGTGTCAGTTGCTTCTAGCAGTTTAATCTCGCCCGTAGTAACGAAGTTCGCCGTACCAGCGATGATCTCTGTTGGGCGCACGTTAACTGCGCTGTTGGTGACTAGCAAATCGGTGGAGTAATACAGGTCTCCAGGCAGCTGGCCCGCCGAACCTTGGACTCCACCGCCGCGATTGACCAGGTAGAAGCGGGCTGATGCTTTGCAGCCCTTCTCCGTCATCAGCAGCAGTTTCATCATTGTCGTTCCACTGTCCTGCTCGTCGTCATGGGACTTGCGGTCGATCAGGAACTCAGCCGAGCCGCCGCCAGTCACGAGGGATTTGACGGCTTCGCCAAATTTGTCACTAAGTGAAGTCGTGTCGACGCTTGGTGCGGAGAGCTCAAGCGACCAGTTGGCGACGTCGCAGATCAGCTGCCAATAGGGAGCAGTTTGACCGGCAGTACTGCTGCGAGGCAGGACGTTGGCGTTCTCGTATTCGTCGGAGTCAAAAGCCGGGCTTTCGTAGTCCGGGGCGTCGGCACAGATTGACGCAAGCGACGAGATGTCTTGAACATCGCCAGCGGTGTAATCGTTCACCTCGGTGACGCACCGCCAGAAAGCGTTGTTGTAATTCGCGCTGCCGAAGGGCGCGAGGCCAATTACCCCATAGATGGTCTGGAACAGGTTTACCCGATCAGCGGGGTCGCCTTCAAGCGCGTCGGCGCGTGAGTTGTAGAAGCTGATCGCACCCAGCTCGTCAACATGGATCCAATACTCGCCATCACCGCAGGCGACCAGGGTTTCGGAATTGGATACGTCGCCTACACGGGAGTAGAACTGCGAGTCGTCGCCAGACTCCCCAGTCGGGTATTCCTCGGAAGAGGTCTTGTAAAACGTGTCGTTAGTGCCGTTGATCTGGCTGCGGTTAGGTCCCTGGAAGTAGCGGCTTCCGTAGTACGTGCCATAGCCGTCGGGATTTGGCGGGAAGTCGCCGCCGCCAGTCGGAAGACATGACGTGGTGACCTTGTCCCCGCTCCAATAACCAGGGCAATAGGTCAGCAGGGAGTCATCCGAAGTGACCAGCAAAGAGTTGATAACGCAGGCTTCAGGTGCCTCACGCTTCAGGTAAAGCCTTCCACCGATCCCAAGAACGGCCATTAGAACTCTCCAACGGGCTTACCAGAGACTTGGAAGCTGACACTCACTGCTTGGACGCTGCCGACACTGATGCTGGGGCTAACGCTGGTAACGAAGCCAGTGCAGGCGAAGGACTTGTTGTCCAAACGGTTGAACACGAAATTCACCTGCTCAACATCTTCGGTGTTGTTGAAAATGGAGTTCAGGAAAACAGTTGCTTGATAGTTGTCGGGGTCGTATAAGACAGTGGCGCTACCAGTCGTGCCACGCAGGCCGCCGATGTAAGTGCGGTCATACGAGCCGATAGAGGTGTCCTCAAGGGCATCTTTAGTGACCGTGATGCTCCAGTCACGGACTTTGCCCACGACTGTGCCTTGATATTTGAGTTGGCCGTCAGCTCCAGTTAAGACCATTTCAGGCGTCCAAAGTAGCTACGAGTCGTACTTGCACCCTAGACCGTCCAGGAAAGAGTGATTCGACCGAGGGCATCTCAGCCCAGCGCCAGTTTAAGTAAGTGGGGACTTGATCTTTGAGGTCCTGAGCAACACCTGCAAAAACTTCAGATGGAAGCGTCAGCGTGTACGCGCCACCCTTGGAGTTATGCCAGCTTGCCAGTAGTGAAGCGGTATCCGCGTCGCTGGTGACAAAGTCCAGGCGCAGCTCAGCGTCAAATGCCTTACTGCCGTACAGCCGGGTCTCGCTGGCACCGTTGACCGCATTGAACTTTTTAGTCGCGTAGGCGCCGGGCGTAAATGTCCGACGGGTTGGAGAGACTGCAGGAAAAGAGACGCTCATAACGTGCCCTCGATGACCCAGTTAGTGGACTCATTCCAGCCCTTGGTTAACAGGCTATAGCCGCTGGAGTCAGTCGGAAAATACGTAGCCTCGACCTCAATGTTGCCGTCTTGGTCAAAGGTGATCGACTGAGTCTTGTAGGTCTGGGCGTCGGTGGTGCTGTTCTTAACGCAGAACACGCCGCTGGACTTAGAAGTTTTGCCGTTGGCGATCTGCAGCTGGATTTGTTCGACGTCATTAGTCGTGCCATCCCAGAACAGAACCGTGTAGGTGCCGTCAGCCAGCTCGGGCCAAGAGGTCACAGTGCCGTCGTCAGCAATGGCGCCGTTTGCAGGCTGGTTGTACGTGACGGTTTCAAGGCCCAGCTTGAACACGCTGCCGATGTCAAGCGATGCCTCGGAAGGAGTGGTAGTGAATTTGATCGAGTGGGTGGTGTAGCGGCGGCTGCGCAGCTCCCACTTAGCGCGGTCAATGGCGTGAGCTTGGCTGGTGCAGTAATCGCTGAGGTCGATCTGCTCTAGTGGAGCGTTTTCATCAATTCCGGTCTCACGCACCGTCACCTCACGCACCACAGGGAAAAGGCCGCGGCTAACGGTGTTAGACGACTCCTTCTCTTGACGCCATTTGACCGAAACCTTGATGGGAAGCCGGTCTTGGACGTCGGCGTAAGCAAACTCCAGCGTGTCCTCAAGGATGTTGCCGGCGGTAAACAAGCCTGAGATGGTTTCAGGGCCGCCGAACGTTGCTACCGGCTGCAGCGCAAACTTGCCGTTGCGGACCACCAGATCAAGCAGGTAGTCGTTTGCGACCTTGGCGCCCCAGCTGCGGATATTGATGCGCTCGGAAATCGCGCCGTCAAAGAAGTAGCGGCGAGCGTAGGTCCACGTCGATGCCTCGTTGAAGCTATTGAGGTCAACCTGCTCTGCGTTGAGGACCCTGCCGACGCCGTAGCGCTTATTGGTCATTAGGTCGTACAGCACGTCGGGGAAGTTGCTGGTTCCGCCGATGCCTTGGTTGACGTAAACGCTGAACTGGTCAAGTCGGCTGATTTCCGTGCTGCTGCGGATATTCACGCCGACAATCGCCATGTTGTCGTAGTTAGGCGTTGAGGGGTTCTCCGCAATCGTGTTGACGTAGACCACCTGGTGCTCAGGCTGGCTGGCGCTCGTCGTGATCTCGTTGTAGATGAACGACTCGGCTATGCGAGCAAATTCGTCGGCGTAGAAGCTGCCGTCATCAAATTGCGGACCAAGGTCTTCACCGTTAGGCGTGGTCAGGCTGGCCACGTTGAACGAGCCAGCGGAGCGCGAAACCGATAGGCCGGTGTAGCGGATCGTTACGTCACCGCTGACAACTTCCCGGATGTTGTTGATGTGGGGATCCATCACCTCCAGATCGCCGGTGGCAATGTTGTTGCGCACCTCCCAGCTGCTGACAGGTGTTAGGCGGACTTCCCAGCGGCTGGCACTGGGGAATTCAAAGCGCAGGTAGTTATAGAGCGCGACGCCTGTTGCGCTGCGGACGCCGAACAGTTGCTCCAGATCGGTGAAGGCGTCATCCGTGCCAGCAACTCGGTAGGAGATGCGGAAAAAGCTGTAGCGAGTGTCGGGACTGCTGTAAGTGCCGCTTTGGAAAACAATGGCCTCAATGCCATCGGCGTTTTGGCCGTTGTAATCAAAGCAGGCTTCGTTGTCGCAGCGGGTGTAGCTGTGGGCGTCACGGAAGTTGGCTAGACCGCTGATTTGCAGCTGGACGTTGCTGCGCAGACCCACCTCAACGACGCGGGCTTCGCGGTCGGTGGAGAAAACTGCCTCAGCAAACTTGTAGATGTGGCTGCCATTAGTCGCGTTTTTGCCGCCGTCGCCCTCGATCGTCGCCTGGCTGTAAACGTTGACTTGACCTTCACGGACCACCTCAAACGTGGCGGTTACTGCCTGAGATCCGCCGACACCGCTGTTGTCTGACTCAGAAACAAAAGCTGCTTCAGTGCGAGCTGTGCAAATTGCGACTGCGCTTCCTAGCCGGTAAAGCTCACCCAAGCTGATGGCCTCGTCGTAGTTCCTCTGCCTGCCAGCAACCGCCTGCGCCACGTCGCCGCAGGTTTCTTCGCCATCCGCACCATTGGGGTTGGTTTCAGTAAAAAGGCGATTTTGGTCAGTGCTGGTATAGATCGTGTAAGTGACGGTGTCGCCTACGTCGAGAGCCGTAATGCCTTCAGTGCCAACAATCCCTGCACGACCAGCAAAAGTGACGTTCTGCTTGGCACGTTGAGCTTGGGCTTGCCAATCGTTAGGGCAACGGACTTGGTTGCTGCCACCTGGCTGCAGGATGACGCCGGGTCGGAACACCGGATTGACCTTGAAGCCGAAGTTGTTGCCGATGAAGCTGTGTACCCCAAATGTCGTCTGATTAGACGGGGTGCTGACGAAGCAAAAATCAGAACCAAAGTCGTCATCAACGCCGCGGACCTGGAATACGTCCGTGCCACCGTCGTTTTCGGCGTTGCCTACGTCATTTGCAGGAAGCTGACCCGCGATGTGATCGTCTGCGGTAAGACGCCCTCCATCAGGGCGGTAATAAATAGAGATGCGGCCGTGGTCCGTAATCGCCAGGTCGTAGTTGTTAATTAAGTTGTTGCCGATGGCGAACTGCGTAGGGTCGAGCTCCGCAACGCTGCCTTCGCTAACCAAGAACATGGCCCGAAGCAGCTGGCCACCGCCAACGCTGTAAATCTGACTCCACAGCAGATTGGTGTTGACGCGGAAGCCGCCATAGCTCACGCCATCAATAGTCTGGCGGTTGGCATAGACGATTGGAACGACACTGCCCAGCTCAACAACGTTTTGAACAGAGTCAAAGCCGGCCTTCGGTGTGTAGCGCGCACCATTGACGATGTTCTGGCCCTGGACCGTGTTGGTCGTGACGTTCGCTTGCTGCGGCGTCTTGGGCTTGGGCATCAACAGCGTTGCCCCGTAGCTCAGGGCAGCGCCGATGACTAAGTACAGAATTAGAACGTCAACGCCGATGTTGACGATCGTGCCGGGTTGGATCTTGCTGTGGCGCTTGATTTCGCGGACAAATTCTCGATACTCGCTCTCACTTAGACCGGTGATCTCCATGATCTCCCGGTCCTGAGGCAGCAGGACAATATGCTCGGCACCCTTAGGAGAAAGAGTCATCGCAGTGATATTTCTCCAGTAGTGGGCAGCGAGCCAACCAGTTGCTGGGTGAGTGAACGCCGTGGGGCGTGCTCACGAACCGCATCCAGGGGGCTACCTAATCGTACTGAGAGCCTCGAACTGTCATGTTCTAAACCGGTCACTGCGTAAAGCTCTTCGCTGTACGTGTCGCCCTCGGTAAGCGTGTCAGGGTCAAGCCAAACCGTGCGTAGCTTGATTAGCCAGCGATCAACGACAGCCTGGTTATAGACAGCCAAGCTCAATTGATTCAGCGCAACGACGAGGCTGGCACTGATGTTGCCGCCTTCCAGATCAAGCGTGCCACCGCTAAAGCCAAAACCTGAAAAGGTGTAGGTCTGGCCGTTATAGGTGCGAGTGTCGCCTTTGAAGAAGTTCTGGAAGCGGTAGCCGGTGTCGCTTCCGTTGGCGTTGAGAAGGCGGATGTATGTCCCGATGGCGATCGTCATCAGCGCATACCCAAGGAGGAACGAGTAGAAGGCTTGTTGCGCATGTCGGCGAAGACTTGAGCGCGGGCCTGTTTGGCGCCGGCGGCAGTGGCCTGAGCGACCTGGTCCATCGTCGCGTATTCGACGTTATTGATCACTTGAGTCTGGATCAACATTGAGCCGCCGGCACCCGTGAGCATGGTCTGGCGCTCGCGCTCTTGGTTGCGCTCCCGGACGTAGCTGGTGCTCATCGCCAGGACATCGGCGTTCTCCTCAAAAGCTGCAGAGGAGCTGCGATTAGCAGCGCCCTTGGCCATTGCGGCGTTGGCGTCAGCAAAGTAGGCCGAGACGCCCAAGCGGCCGTCGTTACCCCGCTTGAGGGGAATAATCGCTTCCGGGCCAGCCTCGCCCATCAAACCGAAGCGGCCGGTGCCGCCCTCGGCATAGGTGAACATGGTCGGCTTGTTGACCACGCCGCCCATGGCGTAGCGCTTGACGCCTTTATCCATGACGGTGCCTTGAGCCGCAATGGTGGCAACACTTCCAGGCAATGCGGGTTTGGGTCCCGCATCGCCGCCGCCAGTGCTCGGACCACCCAGCGCCTTGATTACCGCCTGAATAGTGGCGATGGCGATCATCTGGGTGATGACCTTGGCGGCGTATTCAACGAAGTACTGACCCAGGTTCTTGAGGAACGAGGCCATGGCCTGCTGGGCAGTCTGGGAGCCGGTGACAATGTTGCTGAAGGCTTGGCTGATGCTTTCGCCGAACGCCATTGCGGCGCCCTTGAGCTGCTCAAGGGGTTTGGTCATTTTCTCCAGGTCACGCTCCATGCGTGCTACTTCGGTTTCGGCTCCCTCTTTGAAAGTGGGGTCAACTTCGCGGCGATACAGATCTGCAAGTTCAGCACGCTTGCCTGCAAACTCGGGGCCTTTGTACTTTTCCTCAAGGCGAGCTTTTTCACGAGCAATTTCAAACTGCTTGTACTCTTCCTCGGAAATAAGACCAAGCTTGTACTTGCGGTCCTCTAGCTCTTTGTTTATGTCTTGTGTTAAGGATTGATGCTCTTCTGCAATCTTGAGCATCCCATCCATTTCGCCCGCAATAGCCATAGTCAGCTTGTGACGGGCGTCTTCAATCATGTTTTGGCGCTTGTTGAGATCTTTGGTCTCAAGCTTTGCCATGTACACGTCTAAGTTGTATTGAGCTTCTAAAGCCGAGATCTTCGTGCCCTCTTCCTTCTGGCGACGAAGCTCTTGGCGGAGACGAAGCTCCTCCATAAGCATGGGACGGGTTTCTTTGCCTTTGCCGTCTTTTCCGTCCGGTGTAATACCGGGGAATGTGGTCCTGCTGTACCTACGGAAACGCGCCTGATCCGCATCCGGGTCCCCAGTAAGAGGAAGAGGACCGACGAATCCCTTGCCCTTCTTAGCGTAGGCCTGAACTTCCATGGCCTCGTTAAGTTCTTGTATTTGCCCCTTCAAAACAGCAATTTGCTGGCTTAGTCGCAGCGCACCCTGACCGGCAACGGCATTCTCTAAACGCTCTTGATAATCCTCAAGCGTGTCATTTAACTTGGCAAGTTCTTCCCTCGCCTCCTTCATTGGCTGGTCGCCGTTTGCTACCTCTTCTACAAATTTGCTATGACCAAACGCCGCGTTGTACAGACCAATTGTTAGAGCAGCAAAGCCACCAATAAGCAGCGCGACACCGCCGGTTGCCAAGGCTGACGCTGCAATCCCAGCTCCTGTAATAGACGCGGTAAGTCCACCCATTGCCATAGAAGCAACGGCGGCAACGCCACCCAGGCTCTTAACTACAGCTACAACCTTGATAAGCCCGGCTGTGGACGCAACAACAGCTGCGACCGCGGCTAACTCCTCAAAGTTCCTGACTAAAAATGCCAGGACATCCAACAGACCTGCAAAGACCTGTGAAAGCGTCTTGGCAATAGCAATAATTTCGGCCTGGTTTTGAACCAAAAAGTCTGCAATCGCTGTCTGTAGCTCCGCACCAATCGGCTGCAGTGCCTTGCCAATTTCCAGTCGAGCCTGATCAAATGCGACTTTTGCTTTCGCCCCAGCATCGGCAGTGCTGTCTGCTATCTGTTTTGCTAGGTCTGTGTATTCAACGCCCAGCGCTTGGGCGAACTTCATCAGCTCGTTCAAGCCGACAGTGCCCGCTTTGAGGTCGTCCTGCAGTTGGATCATGGCGTCGTGGCCATCGCCATACACCGCTTTTGCAAACAGCGTCACAGCACCAGGCAAGCGCTCGCCTAGCTGACCAGAGAGTTCCTCGGCGCTGACCTTGCCCTTAGAGAAAACCTGAACCATCGCTGTGATGGCTGAATTCACGTCATCAGCCGAACCACCCGTTGCCTTGACTGCGGCAGTGACATTGCGGAAAACAAGCTCAGCATCGCCGACATTTCCGCCAGCGCCCAAAACAGCCGCACTCAAGCGAGTGATATTTCGTGTCGATTGGTCAATGGGGATATTGAAATCTGTAGTGGCTTTACGGGCAGTTTCCAGTGAATAGATGTAAGCGTCTTGCGTTTTGGTTACGCCCTCAAGTGCAATCTGCAGCTTCTCGATTTCCGCTGCGTAGGAAGCAAACTCACCAAGGCCTTGGCGTGCCATGGAGGCAGTTGCGCCAGCTCCAGCCCCCAACGGGCCTGCTACCAGTCCGCCAATAGCTGCTTCAGGGCCACCGAAAATCGCGCCGGCAGCAGCTGCACCTAGGTTTCCCTTAATGCGTGTAGATAGTTTTTGCTTTTTCGTAAGACGATCCAGTCTGCGTTCGACGCGATCAATCTGTCGACCGACCTCTCTGTATTCACGGCTAGCTGGGTTGAGTGTGGCACTGAGACTGACCCAGGCACTCCGCTGCGCCTGAAGGCTTGTAATGCTGCCATTTGACGCGATAGACGCGGCCAGAATGTCATCGGCAACTTCCCGGTAGCCTTTACCCATCCGCTCAATATCAGCAGTAATTCCGGACATACCGATCTGTCCAATCTGCTGATACAGGCCGCTAATTTCCCGCATGGGACGCTCGACGGGCAGTGGCCGTCGGCCAGCAACCGTTCCACGGGCGATCATTGCCCCGGTTACAGGATCTCTGTACCCGCCAGCGCCGGGAGCTTTTGCACCTTGAGTTGCGTAGTACTCCTGAATCCCCGCTAATTTTTCGGCTCTACGGATTGCAGCATTTTCTTGCCGCTCCAGTTGTTGGTACACCGAAGAAGTGCCACCAAGAGCCTCATTTAGTTCCTGCTGTACTTGCGTCAGTTCACGTTGCGCTGAGCGAAGTTGATCGCTGTTTAATTCAAGGTTGTCAACCTCAAAATTAAGCTCGCTCATTCGCTGGCGAAGACCAGCAACCGTGCTGGGAAGCTCTACAGCGGTAGCCCTAGCTGGCATGGGGCGAGCTGCCGCCCCAGCCGCCGCAGCCGCCTGTTGACGACCGCCGATAAATGACTGCCTGCGCTCGTACGCAGTAATACCAGTGAGAAGATTTAGATACTCTTTGCTGTCAATTGCTAAGCCTTGCAGTTCTGTTCGTCGAGCCTGGATGGCCGTAGCAAATGAATCGGGCTTGTACCCAGGGACTTGGAAGCTGCCAAGATTACGCTTTACTGTCGTAACCGTTCCATCTAGCTTGCCGAGTTGTTCGTTGAGTTTATTTATGTCTTCGGTTAATCTTTTGTAGGTGCCGCTATTTACGGTCGACTGCTGCTGAAGGCCTTTCAGCGCTTCAATCTGGCCTTTAATCGAAGCAATAGTTACCCGACTAGAGGAGCCAAAGGACAAGGTCTCTTGTCTTAACTGCTCAATAGCCTTATTACTTACGCCAATAGTTCGATCAAGCGTGCGAAAGGAGCTCTTGAGCTTTTCAAGCGCCTCCTTGCCTTCGACGTTCAGCTTTAGGAAGATGTCGCTTACCGTCTTAGCCATCGGAGCTCTTCTTGCTGAGTTCGCTCAGTGCTGCGGCTTCCATAATGCGGAGGCCCTCAAGCATGTCGCGGCGGTTGTCGACATTGTAGAGGTCAAATAGCCCTCCAGAACTAAGCAGCACCTCATACTTCAAACCCACGTAGCCGGCCATGCTGGTCGTCCACTGGGTCTGCATAC